GCTCTCTTATCTTTATCTAAACCATCTAAAAAGTATTTCCAAGCTAATATAGTATCAGGTATTGCTTTTCTTCTTATATTTCTTGAATTGAAAAATAATGTAAAAAATTCATCTGGATTTTCATTACCTGTTAAATGTTGTAAAATCCCTTTGATATCTTTATCATCTTTATCTATAGGTTTAAAAATTTTATGATTTAACCCATGAGGAATATATTCAATAATTTTAGATTTTCCATCTTTTCCTAAAACCATTTCATTTATATTTTTGGTTTGTTTAGATATACCAAATAAAGCATCACATGAATCATAAAATTCTCTATTATACATTGGGGCTGGTAAATCGTCCCAAATATTTAAATATGCAATAGGAATTTGATTTCTTATTTCATTTTCTATTTGAAACAACCATTCGAAATATCTTGGATCTGTTATTAAAAATAGAGCATCAATTTTTTCCCTCTTTATTACTTCTCTTAATAATCTAGGATCACCATAACCATCACAAGGATATAATAATACTTTAGAATCATCTATACCTGTTTGTTTGTTAGTAGCTTCACTTAAATCTTGAATTCTTCCTTTATCGGGGTGTTTGATAGCTCCTGCTAATTGGATCCAATTATAACGATGACAAGTATGTGTTACTATTTCTCTACCTATTTGAGCAACACCTGAGTGTACTCTTATATCATCTGTTAGCAATAAAATATTTTTTCTATCTTTTTGCTTGATGTAACCTTCTTTCATATTCAAAAACTTTTTTAATTTATTATTAATTTTCTAATTCTATACTTACTTGAGAATTTATCTTTTTTCTAAAATCCTCATCAGTAAGATACAGAAATAAAGAACGATCAGCTAATTTTTGAAAACTAAATTTTCTTTTTACACACTCAATTTTAAAATTTTCAAATAAATCTGCTTTTACTTTTACACTTGTTAGTGTCATTTCTTTATTATTTGCCATAATCTTTATTTTTAATGTTATATTTGTCTATACATATATGCAGATTAGAAATTTTTACCAATAGCATCGCATAGTTTTTTATTTTCTTTAAAAGGGCAAAATGTACAATTCCACTTACTTGGTTTTGCCTTAAATATAGTATCCTTATATGACCCATCCAAATTAAATGCTAAATTTATAAATTCATTTAGGTTTCTTGTCGCTTTATTTACTTTAACTTTACCAGATGCAGGTTCAAATATTTGTATTCTTTTTTGAGGATAATCTCCATCTAAATATACTTTTCTTCTAACTATAAAAAATTCAATTTCTATATTCTCTATAGGAACATTATATTGTTTACTAAAGAAATGTTTATATAATATTAATTGAAATTGTTTACTTTCATCCTTTTTAGCATATTTGTTCCATCCTTTAGTTGATGTTTTTATGTCGATTATCTTGAATGTATTTGAGGGTTCATGGTATAATACAACATCTAAATAACCCATGTATTTAACGCGGTTAAGACGTAAATTAGGCGAAATTATTATAGGGATTTCACATCCTACTAAATACCATCCTTTTTTACTAAAATACCCACCTTTTTTCTTTTTAAAATATTGTAATATAGCTATACCATCATCATAAAATTCTCTTAATTCTTCTGGAGTGCTAAAATGTTTGTTTTTATTCTTCTTATAATCTTCTGCATAGCATTCTCTTAAGGTATTTTCCCAATAATCTTCAATATTAATCCTATCTGCCTCAGCTCCACTTTTATCATACATTACATCTAAATAATGTTGTAAAACTTCATGTAAAGCAGTTCCAAAAGTCATATGAATACTTTGTTCACTAGTTTTATGACCATCTCTATATTGAAGAGCCCATTTTTTAGGGCATTGTGTAAACATAGACAACTGAGAATATGATATATTTTTCTCAGTTGCAAAGTTTAAAGGTTGAGGGGGATTATTTCTTATATCCCTTACTATTGCAGGTATTTTTTTAGCCAAAACTCTATTTTTTCCATTTATCTCTACCTACTAGTAGACCAATTATTCCATAATTAGCAACATCAATAAAAGTATCTTCCATAGCTTCTCCTTTAACATAATTTTTACCATTAGTTAAAAGATTTTTTAATCTACTAATTTTATCAGTTAATCTAATTGCTAATCCTGTTAATGAAAATTTTTTATCAGCTGTGTTTTTTAAATCACCTCCTAGAGCAATGTTATTTAATCCATAATCCATATGTTTACGAGCAAACAATTCGTACATTTCTCCTTGAATTTTTTTAAATTCTTCAGATAATTCTGGATATTCTTCTTCAAAGATTGTTATTGTTTGATTTACTTCATCATCAATAAACTCATCAAGTTTGTTTTTTAATGGATCTATTGTTTTGGGGAATTTTGCATTCATTATTTCTCTATCGCTCATTTCCTCTTCATATTTTTTAATTATATCACTCATTAATTACCTTTTTTGTATCATTAGCTGAAAAGTATTTATCTAATATTTCTAATCTTTCATCTGCAGATGCTAACATTTTTAATGCTTCTTCAGCATTTTTATAAAAATCACCCGTTGAATGATCTCCAATACCAGCTGCATGATTAGCTAATAATTCCATACTAAGTAATGCTTTTTGTCTATCAGCTTCAGCTGATGTTTTTAACATATTGTATAAATTTGCTATCATATTGTTTTAATTAATTTATTAATTTCTTTTTTTTCTAATCCTACTCCAATGAGAATATTTAATATATTCTCTTTACCTAATGATGGAATATACGAAATAGCATCAGCTAATCCAATTTTAAAATAACTAGCTATTATTTTACTAATTTCTTTATTATCCTTTTTATTTTGGTTTTTGATATATTTGTTCCAAATTTTCTTTTTAGGTAAAAGATCCTTATAAAAATTATAAATTCCTATTTTATCAGTTGGGTGAAATTTTTGAGCTAAGTTAACTATATCAATATATGACATATTCATAGATAAAAATCTATGAACCATATAAGAATTCCAATCATCCCAATCTTCTTGTGAAAAATGGGATGATGGAGTTTTCTTAACTGTTATTTCATTCAACCAATTAAAAATATTCATTTATATAATATCATCTTTATATTCATCTCTTAAATCTGGGGGTAATGTCATCCCTACTATTTTCATAGTTTCAGCATCATAAAATACTGGAATTGGCATTACTGCGTCTTCATTAGTACCTGCTACAAATTTAGATACTTTTCTTAATAATACTCCTTGTTGGAAGATTTTATTACCTTCTGGAGTTTCGAATGGTGTAGTACTTTTTATGTCTACTTGTGGTTGTGCTATTTGATCAGCCATAATTGTTAAAATTTAATTATTAATTGGTTTTGTTAAAATTTGATGGATAAATTCTTTTATTCTAGGATCCCAATATACTTTTCCATCAGTTCTTTGCATATGAGAAACATTTTTTAATTTTGTTTTAATTTCATCTATAATATACCCCTTTTCTTTCCAATATCCAACATCATTTTTAAAACCTGAGAAAAATGTATATTTTCCTCCTGGGGTTAAAATATTATCTACTTTTTTGCTAAATTCATTTGTACTATCTTCCCATGTATCAAAATAAATTCCATCAAATAAAGGTAAATCATCTATTACATTTTGCCATCTATCAAAAATACAAATTACATTTTCTTTTTTATCCCAACCTTCTTTTTTCATATAATTAATAACATCAGGGTGAGCTTCAATTATCCAATGTTCTTTAGGTTTTTCTAATTCTATAAATTCATCAATAAGTCCTAACCCAAATCCAACATTAAGAATTTTACCTTTATTTTTACATAAGATTTTAGCTATATCTTCCATTATATCAATTTCCCAACCCATCATTACAGCATTACCTTCTTCATCTAGTAATCTCCCATCATCAGTATAAATTACTTTTTGATTTAAATACTGGATATTTCTTTCTTCTGTATCCAATGTTATAATTTAATTAATTGATTTATTAATGCCATACAATTGATTTCTTTATCTATTCTAAAATTAGATTGATAAGAATATTCATTGATATGAAATGCAACCATACCTTCTTTACCAGAGGCATACTTTGAAGCATCATCATATAAAGTACGATATAATTCCTCAAAATCTTTTACATTAGCATTTGCTATTATTTGTCTTATTTTTATCCAAGATTTACTACCTGATAGTTCTTTAATTACTTCTTTAATATAATTAGATGATACTAATGCTGTTGTATCCAAATTTAATTTATTATCTGTTGTAGATACTTGTATAGTATTAAGCATTTTACGTACATCAGGATAATTATTATCAACAATAATTTTTAGATCCTCTTCATTAGTTTTAATATTTTCTCTCTTAATTACTTTTGCTAAATGTTTAAGAATATCTAATTTATTAGGAGGAACTACTTTTAATGTTTGGCATCTTGATTGTAGAGGGTCAATAATACGCTCTATAAAATTACAAGTTAAAATAAATCTTGTTGTACGTGAAAATGTTTCAATTACATTACGAAGAGATGCTTGTGCTTGAATAGTAAGAAAATCTGCTTCATCTAAGATAACTACTTTAAGAGGTTTAAATGACATTGTACTAGCAAATCCTGATACTTTGTCTCTAATTGTTTCAATACCTCTTTCATCTGAAGCATTAATATAAAGATGGTCACAATCAATATTTTTAACAATTAACTTTGCTAATGTGGTTTTACCAGTTCCTGCTGGTCCATAAAATATTAAATTTTGAATATCATTTTGACCAATATAATTTGATATTGATTTTTTAATACTTTCATTACCTACATAATTATTTAAATTTGTAGGACGATATTTTTCTACTAATAGTCCGTGATCTTTCATAACCTAAATATACAAAATATTTCTTAAATTCCCAACCTTAAACTCCCTGTCTAAATTCACCATATAAAGAATACATTTTTTCTTCTTTTGGTTTCACTTCTTCTTCTGTTTTATGGATTGCATATAATCTACTATTCATAGGATCTAATCTATATTCTCCTTGAAATCCTGTTTTATGAAGATATGCTTCTAAAGTCTCAGTTAAATTAGGATGAACTATATTTTTAGGATCATCAACTAGTTTCCACCTATCTCCAGGAGGAACTCTAGTTGCGATCAATTCATTATGTTCATTTATTACTACTTCTGCCATATTACATTCCCATTTGCATCATTGACTCTGGACCTATTTGTGGTTGTTTATTATCATTTTCTTCAGGTTCATTTACTACTATACATTCTGTAAGTAAAACTGTTCCTGCTACTGCCGCTGCGTTTTCAAGAGCAACTCTTGTTACTTTTGTTGGATCAATAATTCCTGAGTCTTTCATATTTACAACCTCATCTTTTGTAAGATCATATCCTGCCCATGTATCATTTCCTGATTCAACTAATTGGTATTTACCTAACATTTGAGCCCCAACTGAATCATGTCCCGCGTTTATAAGTATTTGTTCAAATGGTTTACCGCATGCTTTATAAACTATTTCTGCACCAATACTATCATTTTTAGCACCAATTACTCCAGTAATAGCTTCTCTAGCATATAATAATGCAGCCCCACCACCAGGAACAATACCTTCTTCAATAGCTGCTTTTGTAGCATGTAAAGCATCATCAACTCTATCTTTCTTTTCATTCATTTCAATTTCAGTATAACCACCTACATGAATAATAGAAACACCACCTGCCATTCTAGCAAGTCTACCTTGTAATTGTTCTTTTTCAAAATCACTTTCTGCTGCTTCAATTTGAGAAGTTAATTCTTCTACTCTTTGATTAATAGCTTCTTCATTTCCCCTACCATCAATAATAGTAGTTTTATCTTTAGTAACTGTAACTGTACGTGCTTCACCAAACCAATCATGTTGGAATCTATCCCATTTATGTCCCTTTTCTCTTGAGAATACTGTACCTCCAGTCATAACAGCTATATCTTCTAAAATCAATTTTCTTCTGTCTCCAAAATCAGGTGCTTTAACAGCACAAGCTTTAATAGTACCTCTTCCTTTATTAACAATTAAAGTTGCTAAAGCTTCATTATCTATATCTTCAGCAATTATTAAAAGTGATTTGTTTGAAGAAGCACAACTTTCAAATATTGGTAATAAGTCTTTTACAGCAGTTAACTTTTGATCTACTATTAGAATTTTTACATCTTCTAAAGTAGCAGTCATTGTATTATTATTAGTAACAAAGAAATGAGATTTATAACCTCTTTCAAATTGCATTCCTTCAACATTTTCTAAATATGTTTCTCCTGATTTGCTTTCTTCAATATGGACTACTCCTTCATGTCCTACATTCTGCATAGCTGTAGCAATTAATTTTCCTACTTCAGGATCATTGTTAGCTGATATAGTAGCTACTTGTTCTAGTTGCTCTTCAGATGAAATATCTTCTGCTATATCCTTTCTTAAATTTCTAGAAACTTCTTTAACTGCTTTATCAATTGATCTTTTAATATTAACAGCATTAGCTCCATTAGCAAGATGTTGTAAACCATCTTTAATCATTTCTCTAGCTAATAAAGTAGAAGTAGTTGTACCATCACCAGCTTTGTCTGCTGTTTTTATAGATGCTTCTTTAACTAAATTTACACCTAAATTTTCAACAGGATCTTTTACTGATATATGTTTTGCAACTGTTACACCATCTTTAGTAGATTGTGCTTGATTATGTTGTTTTTCAATTACAACATTTCTTCCATTAGGTCCTAAAGTTGATACTACTGCATCAGCTAATATATCAACTCCTTTTACTAATTTTTTTCTCCCATCAGGGCCAAATTCTATAATTTTACTCATTTTTAATTATTTTCAGTATTATTTTCGTTTTCTAATTTCTCCATTTCCTCCTCACTAATAAGCTCAATATCTTCTAATGGTTCGGTTTCATTTAAAATAGCATCTAAATCAACTTCTTTTTTAACTTTAGCTAAAATTTGATTTTCAGGACCTACATAAAATTCTTCTCCATTATGTTCTAATTTTGTAAAACCTTGTGTTGGTAATATAACAATATCTCCTACTTTAATAGTAGTTTCAATAAAATTCCCAGATATTGTATATTGACCAGGTCCTACTGCTACTACCTCTCCATGCTCATTTTTATCTTTACCTATATCTGGTACGACAATTGAGCCGTATGTTTCCTCTAATTGTTCTAGAGGTTTTACTATAACTGCATTAAATGTTGCTTCTAATTTCATAGTCCTTTATAATTT